GCCTCCGTATTGCGGTTGTTGGGGTCGTTGGTTATCGTGCGCATATCAAACCAAAAGATAATCGAAAACGGCGTTGTATATTTGTTTTGTTCGCCGGGAAACCAATCAATTTGTTGGGGGTCGTCTAACACGAAAAACGAAAAATTCCCAATATTGCTATCGGGGGCGATTAGCATATACTCGTTACCTCCGACGTAAATATTAGGGGTATAATATCGTTTCCCTTGTATGGACTTAACCAACCGTTCCGAACGTCCAAAGGAATAATTAAGCCACGGTAGCCCGTCGGCTAATCCTTGTTGTATGAATCCAATAACCCGGTCGAATAATTCCGGGTTCTTAATAATCGGTACTCTATCCATTTCCGTAAATTGTTTTTTTAGCCTTGGTTAGCAAATCCGGGTAAATGTACTGCCAAATGAGTTTAGCAATGTTTTCATTCGTCAACCCTAATATTTGTCGTCCGTACTTCTTTATCAAATCCTCCGTTTTGAAATCCGACGCTTTAATTTCAAATTGTTTATCGCCGACTTCCAAAAAGAAACTACTTTCAAAATCGCCCTCATCCCGCAAAGTTACCCGGTTTGTCGGTTGTCCTTTTTCCTCTTTTATCGCAATGGTTAGCGGGGTATAAGGTCGGTAATCCATAATATCAACGCCCAATCGGTTAATACCCTGTTCAAACAATTGTTCCTCGGCGTTGGCATCAATGATAAACGCCGTTGTATATCCGTCGTCTATTGCATCCCGGATTAATAACCCGGACGTTAAACCGTCGTTGAACCTAACGACCCGGTTACGCAAATCTAATATTGATTGCACCCCCGCCATTATCTTACAATTAGGTTGTCCGGTATTTAACGCCGTGGTTATTACAACTAAGACAAATCCGGTCTATTCCCTGCGTGTCTAATCGTAACGCCTCGTATGCTTTTTTGAGGTCATAACCCAAACCGCCGGGGCGACCCTCAACATTTCCGTCCAACTCATACAAAATATCCATTTTAGAGGCGTTGGACTGATTGCGGTTTACCCTTACATTGGGGTTCATTGCTAACGTGCGCAATGCGATTGCGGCAACCTGTCTTTGTATTACGGTTTGGAAAATAGACCGTTGCTCAATAATGAAATCCGTTAAGTCACAACCTACGGTAATTTCACAATTCAGACCGTAATTAAGCGTATTTGTGTACATCGTAAACGCTATATCCCACAATTCCGGGTATTCGGCGAACGTTTCCGGGGCATTATACATGAACGGGGAAATTTGCAAATACTTTGTCAGTTGTCGCCATGCCTCAATATTGCCATAACCCGTACACGTTCCGCACGGCTCCCGGCTCCAATCTTTTGACACGTTAATAGCTTGCATCCCGGCGGGCAATTCGTCTTGATTGTAACAAAGGAACCACGCACCCCCGGCGTTATTGGCATCGCTTATATACGGCAAAAAACAATCTTCCAACGGGAACCATTGAAAGCCGCCATTCGTTAGAGTGAAATTCAACTCAAACGTTTTTATCGGGTCTATCTGTGAACTATGGAAAAGATACATTTTCACTATTCCGGTTCCGCCTGTCATTTGTAAGCCTATCCGGTGTATTTGGGCGGTTACTCCCATCGCACGCACCGGGATAATTTCAAACCCTACTAACTTGTGGCTATTGGGCTGCGTGGCACGTATGCGCCCGGCACCGTCGAAAAATGTACGACGTTCCAAAAGGTTCTTTGTCTCTCTATCCAATCCTTTAATTTGGGTAAACGTTTGTACCGCCGTGGAAATTCCGTTGCGGGTCAAACGTTCCAAATAATCCGATAAGATATTATAAGGTTCCCAAAATGTTGAACCCTCGGCGGGAACCTCGGCGACGTTATTAACTAAAGCCCGCCAATACTTTTTATTGCCCGCCGAATCGTTTGCGTATTGTACGACGGTTCCGGCTTGCCATTCTTTCGTATCATTCCAAACGGGGTATTGATAGCCCCAATTATCCGGCACAATTGCCGCCATGTTATCCAATGTTACAAGCGGGTGTGCACCTTGGAAATATAAACCGCTTTCGGTCTCGGTCAACCGTTCGGCGATTGCGTCGGCGGGATTATAGGATTGTTCCCAACCTACGACGTGTAACAATTTGTCTTGTATATCTTTTATCCGGTACATACTGCATAAATTTAAAAAGGGGGCGGGATGCTCACCCCGTCCCCTCGGCATTTGTTAATAATAGGCTCGTAACAAGTTACGCACCCCCGGCGGGGAATTGTGCGGCGTTCGTTACATAAACAGGCATACCCAACGGTTCGTTCGGGTTGCGTGCTGCAATCTCGGCTTTGATAATCGGATTTGCCACGGTGTCCGGGTTGCTGTTATATGCTACCATGTAGGCAACATCAACGCTAAATCCGAAATACTCCTTAACCGCACACGTCAAATCGGCGGTTGCGTCTCCCATGGTTGCGGACTGGTCGCCTACCGCCGTGTAGTAATGCGAACCAACGGGCAAATCAATGTACGGTAATCGTACAATGTCCCATTCGTGGAAATTAGCACGGGTGCGGCGGTATGCCTCACGGTCAACACGGGTTAAGATACCAACGTTACCATCGGCAACGGCAAACATTGTACCCATTTTCCCGGCTTCGTCGGTTACGTTGTTAGTGTAATGCAATACTTTGTTATCGTATTCCATACGCTTATTAACGTCATTATAAACGCCATGTTGCGCCAACTTGCGGATAAGGCTATCAATTCCGGCGTTTGCAATCAAATGGATATATTCGGGGTAACAATTAGCCCTCATAATCGGGTTAATGTCTCCCAAAATCTCGGTTGCCATTTGTGTAGGCACTTGTACAACGTTACCCGTTTGCGTGTAGTTTAACAGGGTTTTGAAAACCTGTGTTTTGTTAGTCTCCAACGCTACCACGGCTCCTTTGTCTAATGAATCAGCCAACGCACGGGTTGTTTTCTCCATTTTACGCAAAAAGTCGTGATTGTAGGAAATTTCGTTGTTCTCGTATGCGGCGGGTACCATCGTGAAACCAATCGCATACGTTGCCCATACAACCGTTACCAATGCAGATGTATTCTCATCGTCAGCGATAACGCACGAACGTACATTGCTAACTTGTACATCGCCGTCGTAATTGATAACGGGGATTTGTGCCGTTTTACCGATACTTACTAATGCCCTGTCTCTCAAAGCCGGGCTAATAATTGAACTCGGTGCGTTGGTTTGTTCAATAAAGAAGTCCAATGCGCCATACTCACACGGGCGGAACATATTACGGTCTAACTCCGGGTTCTCAATCCGCCAATTCTGTAATCTTGTTGCAACTAAACTCATAGTTTATAATTTAAAATGTTATTTAATGCGGGTTTACCCTTTACCCGTGGTTACTTACTTTTCCGGCAAAGCGGATATATTGTTATCCTGCCATGCCTGTTTCATAGCGTTATCGAAATCAGCCGTACCCGCTTTCAAACCTTGTTGGAACAATCCGTTGGCGATTGCGTCGTATGCCTCGACACGGGTTTTTGCCCCTGCAATGTCGATTGAACCACCGCCCCCGGTTCCGGCTCCACTCGGTGCGCCCGTTCCGCCGCCTCCCCCCTCTCTGCCTATGTTTCAAATAACAACCCT